AACCGGCCTCTCATCAAACAGTTAACCAGGAGAACAGCTATGCGAGGACGCATCATTGACGAGATCGAAAGCGCGATCTTTTTAGAACCAAACATTTTTGATGAGGCCATCATCGGTGTGGCACACAGGTTTGGCATGGACCCGGTGGTTGCATACGACCGCACCATCATCATCGACATACTGGCACGCGAGATGACTCGCGAAGAAGCCGAAGAGTATTTCGAGTTCAACACGATAGGCGCATGGATGGGCGACCTCACGCCCGTGTTCATTGACACCAGGCCAGCGGAATGATCACATTACGCATTGACCTGGAGACGTACAGCAGCGTCGACTTGAAGAAGTGCGGCGTGCACAAGTACGTTGAAGCCGATGACTTCGAGATCATGTTGTTCGGTTTCAAATACGGTGATGGCCAGGTGGCCGTGTATGACTTGGCCAACGGCGAAGAGTTGCCCGACCACATCATGGACGCGCTCACTGATCCAAGCGTTCTCAAGACCGCATACAACGCGGCGTTCGAGATGGCTTGTATCGCGTCGCACTTTGGCCCAGAGTATGTCAAGCCCGAGCAGTGGAGATGCACAAGCGTGCACGCGCTGTACCTGGGTATGCCCGGCAACCTGGCTGACGTTGGCAAGGTGGTGGGCATCGAGCCAGACAAACAGAAGATGGCCGTAGGCTGGGGCTTGATCAGGTACTTCTGCATACCGTGCAAGCCAACCAAAATAAACGGTGGCCGTACACGCAACCGGGCGCAACACGACCGGGCTAAGTGGCAGCTGTTCAAAGACTACTGCGTGCGAGACGTTGAGTCTGAACATGAGATCGCTACCAAGCTGGCCAAGTTCCCAGTGCCTGAGATCGAATGGCGTTTGTGGCATCTCGATCAACGCATGATGATGCGAGGCGTGATGCTTGACCAGGTCCTGGTTGACGCGGCCATCGAGTGTTCCGAGTTGTTCAAAGAACGACTGACCAACCAGGCCATCAGGCTCACGGGTTTAGAAAACCCAAACAGCCGCAACCAATTGCTTGAGTGGTTGCAGAAAGAAGAGGACGACGACACCATCACGGACCTGACCAAGAAGACCGTGCCCGTGTTGTTGGCCAACACCGATAGCAGTGTTGTGCACCAGGTTCTGATGTTGCGCCAGGAGCTGGCCAAGACCAGCGTGTCCAAGTTCAGCGCCATGGCCAGGGCCGTGTGCCGCGATGGACGTGTGCGTGGTCTCACCCAGTTCTACGGTGCCAATCGAACCGGGCGTTGGGCGGGCCGGATCGTCCAGGTTCAGAACCTACCGCAGAACAAACTCAAGGACCTGGACCTGGCGCGCGACCTGGTCAAGATGCAAGAGTTCGACACACTGGCAATGATGTTTGGAACGGTGCCTGACACGCTGTCACAGCTCATCAGGACGGCCTTCATTGCAAGCCCTGGGGCTACCCTACTGTCGGTCGACTTCAGCGCCATTGAGGCCCGTGTGATCGCTTGGCTGTCATGGTGCGTGTGGCGGCTGGACGTATTCAAAACCCACGGCAAAATCTACGAAGCATCGGCTGAGCAGATGTTCAAGCTGCCCGCTGGCAGCGTCGACAAGAAGTCACCATACAGGCAACGAGGCAAGGTCGCAGAGTTGGCGCTAGGGTATCAAGGCGGGGTCGGTGCTCTGACCACCATGGGCGCGTTAACCATGGGCCTGACAGAGGACGAGCTGGACCCCATCAAGGTGGCGTGGCGAGAGGCCAACCCCGAGATCGTGCAGCTGTGGTACGACGTCGAGCGTGCAGCCAAGCAGGCGGTGCGCAACAAGACATCGGTCGTGCTGGAGATTGCGAACCACAAGTCGAAATTGTTTTTCAGATACGAGTCCGGTTTCCTCACGATCCAATTGCCAAGCGGTCGCAAGCTGTTCTACGTGAAGCCACGCATTGAGAACGAGGACCTGGTCAAAGAGAACAGCAAGACCGGTGGCCGGTACGTTGTGGCCAGCGCCGGTTCGTTGACATACGAAGGCCAGGACCAGAAGACCAAGCAGTGGACCAGGCTTGCAACGTATGGCGGCAAGCTGGTGGAGAACATCACACAGGCGATTGCACGCGACTGTCTGCGCGAGTCGATGCTGGCGCTTGATGCCGCTGGGCATGAGCAGCTGTTCACTGTCCACGATGAGATCATCATCGAGACAAAGAACGCGGACGACTTGCCCAAGGTCGAAGAGATCATGGGCCAGTCACTAAGTTGGGCACCAGGCTTACCCCTGCGTGCCGATGGATTTGCAACACCCTACTACATGAAGGAGATCGATTGATGAATGCGGATGAAGTTCAAGTTGGCGGCAGCCACTACAAAGACATGCCAGTGCAGCCGTGGGCTGTGATGGAGGCGGTGCTTACGCCCGAAGAGTTCCGAGGTTTTCTCAAAGGCAACATCATCAAGTACAGCATGCGTGCTGGCCGCAAAGACGGAAGCGATGACGGCAACAAGGCTTTGCACTACATACAAAAACTCGAAGAGATGACATGGTGAAATACATCATCCTCTTTGTGTTGGGCTGGTGTCTGGTTTGGTTCTTAGCCGGACTTGTATCAGGTTTGCTGTGGGCAGGCTGGAGGCTTGCATGAAGTGCCCAGTGTGTAACGCCTGGGTTGAAGTCCAGGAAACGCGTCAACGGGCGAACGGAAAATACCGCCGATACCAATGCGGTAACCTTCACACGTTTGGCACAATGGAGTCCGTGTTCGTTGTTTATGACGAAGAGTTTAAAAAGAAAAACAACGAAAAGAAAATTGAAAGACTTCGTGCTTTCCAATTTAAAAAGAAGGAGGCAGCATGAACGAAGAGGACGAAGCCTGGGCCATGATCGATAGGACCCAGTCACTGAATCGCAAGCGTCAAATTGAAAATCAAATGCGGGAGTTGACCGAGGAGATGACCAAGATACGAGTACGTCTTGGCGACCTTGAAGTTAAAACTTCAGAAGAGTTTTACAACGAGCTGCGCAACAACGTCATCCAAGAAGTGGCAGACTGGGTACACACCATGCCCGGCTTTGGCCAAGATACCCTGGACTCATTTCATATTCGGATCATGGGGATGAAGCGATGATCGAGTCTGTTGAATTTTTCTTTGGCCTTTTGATAGCGTTTATATTGGCGTGCATTATTTGGCTTACCTGGTCAGCATCAGCCGGAACGATTAGCTATGAGTGCGACGTGATCGGCCAGTTCTATGTTGGCAAAAAAGTTTATGAATGCAAACGCAAGGAAGGGAAGCCATGACTAAGCGCGAACTCATCCTCCAATTCGTGCGCGACTTCTTCAGGTCCAAGACGCCCATTGAAATTGCTGAGCACGAACTACTCGAAGCACAGCTGGCCAAGATGGATGCAGAGACATCGGTCGAATACTACGTTGCCATGGTTCAGTACAACCAGAAACGAATTGACCGCCTAATGGAAAGACTGGAGGATATGTATGATCGCCAGGAATTTATTCCTCAGCCTAGTATTCGTATGGCTCGGGATCACCACATGGACGGCATCCGAGCCAACACCCCTGACCGCATCTCAGCTCCAAGTCAAAGCCAAGCAAGCGTCGAAAGACGCGGTTTGTAAAAGATTAAAGAAGGGCTCAAAGCGTGACAGGCTCTGTGGAGTTGATAAGAACATTCTTTGGTAGGGGCCCTATTCCTTGTCTTCGCCCTCAACAGTCAGACCCTCTTTGAGAAACTGTTTCTTCTGCTTCAGCTTTTCTTTTTCGCGCTCAGCAGTTTCAGGACTGATTGCGCCCTTGCCTTCTAAACGCTTGAGCTTGCGTATCTGAGTATCCAAGTCTCTGATCATTGCTTTGGTTTGTGATGCTTGAATCTTCTCTGAAGTATCCAAGTCAATCGGTCGCGCCTTAACACCCACGGTTTGCATCGCCGCATATTTAGCTTGGATGGGCAAGCCGTCGGCACCGATGCCGGTGTATTCGGCCAGGCCCACGCTCACGGGTTGGCCAGTGCTGTTGGCAATCACATTCATGGCACGCTCGAAGTGAGTGTTGCCCACAGCCATCGCGGGCGAGACTTGTTTCCAAGTCCAAGCCAATCGTTTCTGTGCAGCTTCCATGTCGGTGTCTGTCTTGAGAACGATGTCCTTGTTGCGGAACGTGTCCTTGTTGAACAGCAGCGCAGCAGCCGAAGTCAGGACCGGGTTGTTCGGCGTCAAAGGCGCAAGCAGTGGGATGCCGCCTGCGTTGTTGTGTGCGTCGAACAAGTCGCCGCCTGGGAAGATGCGGCTCACGTCCAAGAACACGGGCAGGTTGGTCAAGTCATCTGTGCCCAAGCGTATGGTCTTCTCTGTGCCCAGTGACAAGCTCGCGCCCTTCATCCAGTCAGGCAAGAACTGGCGCTCTTGTTTCTCCATCTCCTTGGCCTTGTTGCGGAACTCCTCGTCTGTCATGTACCGGCGGATGATGGTCCACCAGTCTTCATCTTCATCACCACCCAGGCTTGCAGCCATTGCGTACATGATTGCGTTTACTGTGTACAAGGCAACAGCTGGCGCAGCATATCTGAACGGGTGTTCCAACGCTGTGTTGGCCAAGGCCGGAATGGCTTTGAACGTGTAGCTGAAGAAGGGCAAACCAACTGGCATGTCTCGAATGATTCGCGCAGCCTTTGGCAAATCGTCATACGTGAAGATGTACTTCTGTGCGTAGTCGACAGAGTCATCCACATTCAAACCACGGTTGCGTGCATCGCGGTAGATCAAGTATCTAAAAAACTGATCCTCTGCTTCATACGCCGTGCCCATTGGTTTGCGCAAGAACACAGACAAAGCATTCCACAGTCGATCGACGTTGCGGCCAACTGCCGACTCGGTCCTCTGTGCCGTGGCCTTGA